ATCATACGATTGTAATTCTGCATCTCCGGCCCCTGATTAAAAGGGGTCGGAGTGTTTTTACGTTTTAAATATTCTGATCTTCTGTCGACCACTAGATAGCTCCAATTATTACTATAACGACTAATGCGACGATAGCCGCCTTAATCCAGTCCTTAAGCTTCCAGTCACTCCACTCTTTCAAGTGAGCCCATAAATCTTTTAGTAACTTCATATTACCTCCTATTTGCCTTTTTTAAGGCCACCCTTACGGTAACCTTTTTTAACCTTTCCACCTTTCTTCATTGTCATTTTTTGACCTGTTGCACGTGCATGCTTTGTTGCTTGCTGCGCACCAGCAGAAGTATAGGGAAATGATCTAGTACCTACTTTTGGCATATTACCTCCTAATGTATTGTTGGTTTTGGCATATCCTTAAAGAAATGCAAAACTTCTTGTTGGTAATCAAAACTATCAGCAACAGCCATAAACATTTCTTTTGTCTGTTCTGTTCCTAAAGCTTTTTCATACATGTTTCTTGTTACAGCCATCAACGCTCCACAAACTTGTAAATAATCGTCACTACATTTTATTTCGCTTTCTGCAGCTTCTTCTATTTTTAGCATTGCGTCTCTAAGCTTGGTCAGTAGTTTTTTTGTTTGTTCTGTTTCCATTGTTACTTGCTTTTTGTTTCATGGCTTCCCTAGTGTTTGCCATGTTCTCTTTTAATAATGCCATTGCCTCTGTAGAATCCTCTTTATTAACATCGGCTGCAACTTTCATCAAGTTAATAGTAGTGTCCGCTTCTAACTTATCTCTTTCAATATCAATTTTTTCTGCGTCAAATACCATGTCTTTCTGCATTTTCATTTGAGTTTCCATAGCTTTTAAATCAATTTCTTGTTGTTTTAATTTAACAAGTGGATCTTGAGCTTCTCTGCTTATTCTAGATTCCTCATCAGACGCTAATTGTTTTGTCATTTCTGCTTCAATTTTTGCCTGTTCTGATGCTTGTTGGTTTACTAACTGGTCCATTTGCTGTTGTAATTGTTGTACTGCTTGTGGGTTTTGTTGTGCCTGTTGCATTGCTTGTTGTAACTGCTCAAACTGTGGTCCATACTTTTGCTGCATTTGTTCACTCGCCATCAACGATATATGCTCTGATACGTGTGCCTGCAGCATTGCATATAACTGCGGGTTAATTTGTACCATTCTTGTAAACATAAATTCTGCATGGGCAGATATATGTGCTGTGTGATCTTGCATAGGAAATGGTTTTGGTTCTTTGCCACGCATTGCACCAGCATTTTCCATTGCAGGTGACATAGGTTGTGGATTACCTGGGTCAGGCAATAATAATGTTTCTACATTATCGACACCCATTGCTGCGTACATTCTTCTGTATGCTTCTCGTAAATTGTGTAGTTGTGGTGCTGCATTAGCAAGTTGTAATTGTTGTTGCGCCAATGTAACACGTTGTGCCATAGAAAATATATTAGGATCTGATACGGGTAGTATGTCTACTCTATCATCAAAGTCTTGTTGCTTAATCATTTGGTTTCCACCAACAACCATGTAAGGATATTGTGGTGGCAAATAAATAGAAAATACTTTTGCTAATAGTTTAAATTCTATTTTTTGTGCATAGTGTAATCTTTTGTGTATGGCACTCATAACTTTTGTGCCACGCTCTATTAATGCTAATGTTGTGCCTACAGGATTTTGTTCATTGCCTTCACCCATCTTCATGTCTGCTATGGCAGCAAATGATTTACCTGCATCAACAGCAAAACCTAATAGCTGAAATAATACAGCTGATGGTTCTTTGTACGGCAACATCATCAATGATTCTTTTATTGATTGTCCTGTTACATCAACATCTCTAAACTCACCCGGTTGTAAAGGTTCATCATGGTCGCGTATACGCATGCCACGTGCCTTAAAACCTGCTGGTAAGTTAGCAAGGGTACCTGCATCAATTAATTGTCGCAAAGCACTTGTTGCAGTTCTTGATAACCCACCGAGCATGTGGATAAGACCAAATCCATAAAAGCCTAATCCAGGGAGGAACTTGTAATGTACAAAATAATGGTTCTTCATAAAGTTTGGATCACCTTCTTTGTAATTTCTTTTTATCGACAATATCTCTTGTGAGTATTGGTCAATAGAAACTATGTAAGGTAATTTAACTCCAGACGTATCTTCAAATCCTGGCACGTCTGCATTTATGTGCATTTCCAATATTGTATGTTCTTCATCGCTAGAGCCATAACTTTTTTCTGCTCCGTCTAATTCGTCTACTTTGTCAGCAACGTCATCAGAATCAACTTGCCCAGTTGGTAATTCTATGTCACGGTAAAAACCTTGTAATTGTTGTTTACGTATATCGTTGCCACTTGTTTTTATAATGTGTGTAATTCTGTCAGCTGACTCTAAATCAGTTGCCATGTAATTTATAACAAGATCTTCTCCTGCAACAAATTTTGCACAGGCACGTTTCATTAACCCATCATAATAAACTTTTTTAAATGCAGAACCACACAACGGTAGATAAAATAATAACTGGTCCATATCCGGATCGTATTCTTGCATCACCTCTGTTATTTGGTAATTCATAAATTCTTGCACACGCTGTGCTTGTTCGTTTGTTTCAGGTGTTTCTAAACCTACAACTTGAGTTCGTACGGGGCCGCTTGGGGGGAGAAGTTCCTTATACGCTTGGGCTTGAAACTGTGTAACAGATTCAGCGAGTAAGGGATGTACGACCCCGGACGCTCCTTCGAATGGCTGTGTGCGGTCTTCATATTTGAAGCCTAGCATATCAAGGCCTTTGATATAGGTATCTTCCCAATCTTTCCTTGAGTCACGATCCGATTCGAATTCAGCTAGTAGATCACTTGCAAATCTACCTAATTCATTATCTTCTATATATTCTGCTAAGTTAGCATCATGTGGTATTTGTGATGTGTCTATTGGTGCGTTTGGATCTAAATTAATTTCTGCACTACCATCTTCTAGTAGTTCTACATCAGATTCAAAGTCAACACCTTTTTCAGGGTTAACTTCTATTTCCTCACCAGTAGGTTCTATTTCTAATGCACCTGTGAGTGCTTCTAATGCTTTATCTATGTTGTTTTTATTATTATCAGCCATTTACAGCTATTCCCCCTCTTTTGTATGCGCCCAATCCTTTAGAAATTCTTTCTATTGCTTGTGGATTATCCTTTATCAGCAACATTGGAATTTCATAAGCCCTATTGTCTTCATCAACTATAACAGATTTCATAAATTTTGCACCACTTTTTTTAGACACTTTTTTCATTGCCCCTTCTGCTATTGGACCATAAGCAGTTATATTACCTATGTAATCTCTGCTGCCCTGTGAGATATTTCTATTTTTTATTGCCGGTGTTGATATGGATATGCCATCATACCCACCTTCTTGCGCTGTTTTAAGTGCATACTTCATAACAAACTCGTTATAATCTTCTGTTTTAGAGTACGGTCCTTGAGGTACACCACTATTATCACCAGAACCAGCTGCTGCTCGTTTTTCAGCAATAATATTTCTTATCTTTGCACGCTCTCTATTTAATCTTGCTAGCCGCACTTGTGTTTGTTTTGTTTGCGGCATTGATAATAAATCTTCTATCTTGGATTGTATTAACATCATTTGTTGTTCGTTTGCATTATCTGTTTCTCTTACCAAATCACCACGATCTGCATACTTAGAACGTTGCACATCATCTTTATAAGCTCTTGTTTCTGATAACGGTTCTCCTCTTGCTGCTTTATCTGCTTGATATTTTTTTACTCTTCTGCCTGCAGCATTTATTGGTTGGTGCATGTCAGATTGTATTTCTTCTATGTGCAATATTCTTCTACCAAATTCATCTGTTCTATCAGATGTACGCATGTGTACAAAACCATTTGCACGTTGCGAAGTATTTAACCCAAAGTCATGCGCGTAGGTGTATGTTGGTTCTGTATTACGCAGTGATCCAGGTTTGTGCTTGTACTTAAATAAAAACTCACGGTAGTTTGATCCACCACCCATCGTTTGTTGCCCACGGTAACTAGCTTCTTTTGCGTACTCTTTAAATCCTCCAAGTCTTACACCAGTTGTCGATGCAATTTCTTGTAGTGGTTGTTTTAATTCATACGGAAACTTTTGTGGAAATCCTTCTGTAATAGAATTAGCAACACCAAAGTTTTTTTGCACTAGATCTTCTATGGTTGCAATTTCTTTTAATATCACATCTTTGTTATTATTATTTACTGCTTCTTCTAGTGAAGGTATTCTCATTTTTAAACCGCTTAAAACATTTTTTAGTGGTCCAGGTCTGTATGCTTGTAAATCTGTTTTTCTGTAAAGTTTAGTAAGTGCTTTTGATTCTTTTACACCAGGTGAACCTAATGATATTACATCTATTTCAGGTGCAAGTTTTGTATCAAATTCTTCTATTATCTGTGCTTTTGATAATGTTTTACTTCCGTTTCTAGATAAATGTGTCGATAACTGTGTATCATTTAATTCCATGTCCTTAATAGGATTGTGTTTTGCAAATGGTCGTTTTAGATATGCTAGCCATTCTGATCCTTTTGCAGACTCCATTGGTGCGTCTATAAGTTTCTCACGTGATGACCAAAACATTGCGCCAGCTGTGTCATCGCCAGGCATTTTAGCATTTTTTGAATAACTTGTACCTATGGTATACATATCAGCTGAACCACCAGCTCGTGCATCATCTCTTAGAAAATTTCTAGCTGCTTTTTCTGTATCAAAATCTTTTATTGGTAGACCAGCTTCATCAAAAACTGTGTACGGTCTATCCGGGCGCATAGGTCCTTGCGTCTTAGGCCCTGTTAATTTAGGAGAGTATTCTCTTATCTTGCCTATTACTTTTGGTGCTAGTTTCTTTACCAGTCCACCGCCGACAAAATTTTGTGGATTAGCTTTTATTTCTTTTACTGCATCACTGACTGTAAACTTGTTAGCCATGCCGCCTTGGTTATATGATTTGTAAAATTTGTGACCTCCGTATTGATCTATGTAATTATAATTTACATTACCAAAATTTTTTTCGTATCCAGGCAAAGCAAAAAAATCTGCTCCTCCAGTAAAGTCTTTTGCTTGTCCTGCAATAATTTGATCTGCATAATCAAGGTATTGGTTATACAAATTTAAGTCTTGATCTTTGTAATCAGCAAAAAATCTTGTTGTTTTATCACTGTACGGAGAAAATTGTCCTTTACCAGATAAGACACTAACAATAGGGCTAATATTTTTATTAGGGTTACCCCCATATGTATTTACGTAATTAGGATTTTGTGCACGGTTAAAAATAACATGTCCAACAGCTTGACCTCCTTGAAAATTTTTATCATCTTCAGCCATCATCATACGTGCCATTGCTTCTCTGTCATCCATTTGTCTTATTCTGCTAAATCTAAGATCTGGTTTTTGTTTTAGTTCTATTTTATTTGTGTCTTGATAATCACGCATACTTGTGCCTCCACGATAAAAACCGTGTATATTTCCACCTCTAAATTGTGATTCAAAATCCATTTCCATTCTTTCGTCTTTTAAATTTTTTAATCTTTTTTGTTCCTTAGCTATTTGCTTGGCTTTTTCTTTTGTGTTAAATATGTTACCAGATGGTGAAAAGGAATCAATAAAACTTTCGAATAGCTCTGTATAGTCACCGTCCTCAGGTAGTGAAGAAAAGTCTTTCATTTTTTCACTACCATCACCACGCATAATGCCCATCTTTCTTTCGAACGCTTGCATCTGTGATGGTGTGGTTACATCCCAAGTAATTGGGTCATCTTTTGCATAATCTTCT